GTGCGATCTCGAGCCAGGTGACGGTGGTGGATGGTGTATTGGACAGTGTGATTGTAGGACAATGTGATGTGATGGTGATCACTCGAACTCAGCACCAGTGAGTCCGTAGTCTGCTTTCAGTATGATGTTGGTGGCACGCGAGTGATAGTGTTCTGAGTACTCACACGAACCGAAGATTTCTGCGACTTCGCATTGATCGCTATCTTCGAAAGGTGTGTTAGGGAAGTAGTTGTGGTAGCGCGCGTAGACTTCCTCTTCCGGCACTGTGTACTCCTCTTGTTCGACCAGTTCGGTCTTGTACTCGAGCATCTTCCTGACTACCTTGTCCGTTTCGGGTGTAGGTATGCCGGCGCTCTCTCGCATGTTGTGGATGAGACGGTGTCTCGCGTGTGGTGACACGCCGTGAATCAAAGAAGCCTGGAACGCGCGCGCGCGATCGCGCAGCGGTTGGCTCTTACGACCAGGTAGATCCCCTTTGCAGGTTCCGCTCAATCGCAGGATCACCCCGATGTTGAGGAGTGCTCGCAGATTGCCGTCCGTATCGAGGACAGGGGAATGCTTAAGGAATTGGAGACGGTGCCAATCGTCACAGTTCTCAACGGTGACGATGTACCCAGCTTTTCCGCACGCAGCGATGATATCCTCGGGGCCGTTGACGACGGCTTCCGCGACTGCGAGAGCGTTGTGGATATTACCATGGTTGTTGATTGCTGTGGTAAGGGTGGAACCGGACCAAAGTCGGGATGATTCAGGCTTCATGACAACCTTCTTCCTCTTGTCTACACGGCTGTAGATAGTAATGGCCTCGTTGCACTGGTCGATCAGACGTTGCAGGTCTGGTTGCATGTGCGAGGGTACAAGAGTTTTGAGTGACAAGAACAGCTCGTGCGTGTGGGAAGCGTCGCAGCTGGAAATGTCAAGGTTGACACGTAAGATACCGTGTTTTGTTCGGATCGCTAGGCAAGCGTCATCGGAGAAGTACACGAAGTAGTATCGACCTGGAGGGTCGATCAGCTTCTGAAAAATTCGAACCATGTCCAAGGGGTTGGGTTTTGGGCAGAATTCAATCTCGCCGCCCAGGTACCGCAGTGGAGCCGATGCCATGGCCATTTTGAGGAATTTCGTGATTCTGAATCCTTGCAGTGAAGCATGGACTCCGAGATCACCGATCATTCTGGGAACTTTCCCTGGTTTGGCAATTTCGAATATTTTCATTTTGTACTCAATACCCTGACCGGGTGCATACCACAAATGGTCGTGCACGTGGGCGGTATCGATGAGCTCATCCCAGGCTTGGATGCGAGGGATCTTTTTAGCATGTGGATCGTCGTGGTGGTCTTCGGCTTCCTCGATCATGTTGAGGAAGGGTTCGAAGAAGGTTTCATACTGAAGGGACAACTCGTTGATGATGTGGGCGTGACTGACAATAAAGTCACGCTGTTTCGTTTGCATGTATTCCTCAAATCCTGGAATGCGTGGCAGACGACACTTCGTTATGCGAGTTGTTGCTCTGGAAACATTTGGATCTGTGTTTCCGTATACCACACCACTGTGGGCGACGCATGGCCCGAAGAGGGTGTGGTATGAATTGTCTTTCTTGGCGAGTATGTCTTGTTCCAACGTCGGCTCTGGGAAACAGAGGCGGCCGTTTTTGAAATACTCACCCCCTTTCAGGACAGTGAAGGCCTGGTTGTATCGGTACTCCGATACATCCGCAGCCTCTACTGTCCCGACGCGGAAGGGGGTTCGCGGGGTGATGGTCTGGAAGTGCGAACCCCTTTGTGAAAATCCTTCTCCGTGGATCCTCTGGCTGTGGCTTTGAACGGCTTGTTCATGAACGAGCGTTCGGTGTAGGCGGCGATGGTGAGTTGGTTGAGGATGTGGCATTTGGTGGCCATGAAGACGTTCTTATCCGGGTACGCGGTCTTCTGCTTCGATAGCAGTCGGTTCACACCGGAGTAGATGTTCTTCTTGATCTGGCCGTTGACTTCGTCGAACAGACGGTAAGCGTCAAAGATCTCGTTGCCCAAGATGAGCTCGGCGAGTTCTGGGTAAATGTACGCCTCAGTTGCGTGAGTGTACTGACCCTTGACCAAATCGATGATGTTGGTGGTGATGGTGTCGGCCTTGGCGCAGTTCGCTGCTTGCCAGAACCAACGGTAAGTCTCATCACCGTCGGTGGCGCGTTCGCTCAACTCGGCGATGGCGTATGTGGCTGGGTTGTTCCGCAGGATGGTGGTGGTCTTCTTACCGAGAGGCGTCTTTTTCTGGACGTAGTGCTTGGCCCTGATCGAAAGGGACGGCTTAGCTACATCGGCGTCGTGGTTGGTGAAGATGACCCTTTTCTCCTGGCGGATGGGCTCGTCGCATGAGACACAGGGAGGTTGGGTTGTGGGCGGTGGCGGCGGTGTTTTGGCCGGCGGTGGCGTGTTAGGTGGTGGCGGCTTAGCGGCAGGAGCCACCGCCGGGGCGGGCGGTGGTGTTTTGGCCGGCGGTGGCGTGTTAGGTGGAGGTGGCTTGGCGGCGGGGGTCGCCGCCGGTGGATCTAGTGGCGCGTCAGGGGCCGACGGAGTCGGCGGTGGAGGCAATCCGAGCAGGGGGGAGGTTTCGCTCCCGTCCACTTCAGCCTCGGCGCATTTCTCATCGTACGCGTCTTCCCATGAATCGGGGACAATTGCAGTATCTGCATCTACCACCAGTGTTACTGGTGACGTAGTTACCGGAAGTTCCGGCAACTTAGGTTTGTCCATCAATTTAGGGATGTGCGCTAACACCACTCCGAGTTCGGGAGCGGTGGACACTGCTTGAGAAATGTCCGCGGCTAGGGCCTCGCTACAGTCTTGTAGACCCTGCTTGATCTCGTCTTCCAGTCGAGTCACCACGTCCTTGGCTGAGCCCGCTCCGGGCTTCTGGTGGAAGTGGCAGTCCATGTCCGGACACTCGGTAGGTGAGAGATCACACCAAGAAAACCGGCACTTGGTCTTCTTGGAATTGTTTTGTTGCCCGGGTTTATCGGGCGAGTCGTTTGTTTTCTCCCTCTGTCTTCGGGCGAAGCCCGAGAGGGAAGCAGCTCTGTGTCCATGTCTGGGTAACGTGCAAGAAAGGTCTTGGCACGCGACATGTCGCTTACATTGTTCGTGTTCACAAACGAAAGGCTTTTTCTGTTTGCGTCCAATTCCATCGGTGGAATTACACGGCTTAGGTTGCGGGTCGCAGACCCGGATTGAGGATGACGCTTTCGCGCAATTGGCATCCCGCCCCGGACTCTTTGACGTAGAGTTTTTCATGTTCTTCGTTTTTGACATGATTGACTTCTTTTGGGTACAACAGTTATAAGGATGTTGCGAATCCTGTAATCCCCCCGGCAGCATCAGGTCTTCATCGATAGTACGATGTCCACCATCAACCTAGGGGAGGTACGGTCAGTGACCGGATTGAGCTTGGTGCGCAACGGCAGGGCCCCGAAGGGCGGAACAGAAAATTTACCCCAACTGATCACAACAGTTGGAGAAGGTGCAACGACCTCAGCTCAGCGGAGCTGTCACGGTTCTTTTATGTTGCTGTTCACATCAGCAACAAAGGAGCGGCGTCCTGTAGTACAGACTGGAGCATCCCTCCAGCGTATTGCATGGCCTTGTTCTTGGCGTATCCAAGTCCCAACTGAGCAGCGGATTGGACACCCGTGAGGGCCATTTTGGAGATCCCGTTGGCCAAGGAATCTCCCTTCCTCTTCCACGCGACACGCGGATAGGGTGACTGGTCGATGACTTTGTTGACACGTCGGACCTGTGAAGGACCGATGGTGCGAACGGGCGTCTGGACGATGCCTGAGAGTGGATCAGCGCGCCACTCGACGCACTTGGTGAGCTCAATGGAGAAGGACTGAGGACCTCCTACATTGCGCCACACCATGCCGAAAATGCGTGGTTCGTGTACTTCTGGCCCAGGACCGAGTTTCGTAGCCTCCCCGGAAAGGGCGGCCGGAATTGCTAAGCAGGGGTCAGAAGCATCACGGAATGTGGAGCTGGAGTCGGGGTCGAGACGGAAAACCGTCTCGTACGGATCGACTCCCAGCCGGCTGTGCGCCTGGCTGTAGTTCATGAGTTGGTCCACACTGAGACTGCCCGTCGGGCTGTCGATCAACGTGGAGAGTGATAGGTTGTCAATGAAACCGATTTCGCCCGAGGCTTGCGCCATCGGTCCGAAATACGTCATCTGGATGCAAGCACCCAGACAACGAGCATCCGTAATAGTTGGCGAGTTCATCGCGTAGTATACGGGGTCGGCTAAGGAGTGAGCTGTTGTCATGTTGGGCGACAGGGCGTCGGTACCATATGGCTCGTCTCCTGGTAGGGAGGTTGGTTGTTTGCTCGCGCTGGCGGATTGCCAAACGAACAGGTTACCCGAATTGTCACCTGCGGTGACGTCGAGGACTCCCTCATTTGTGTAGTCGGGACACCAGAGGATGTAGCCGCAGTTGAGTGTTTCGTCAGTCTGCAGCTGAAAGTTGCGCCGGAACCGCCCCATGAGGCCCTCGGAAGTACCGAAGAGCCCTGGGACGAGTGTTGCATTGCAAGGGTCGGCGACCATCATGGTGTAGGCATCGACATGGCGCTTACCAGTCTTACCCCGTCTTCGACGAGGCTTGCGGGGGTTGCGCCTGGAGTTGTTGTTGTTGTTTTTGTTGTTGTTTTTAGAATGTTTCGACATAAGTGGTGTACGGTCTCTCTTCGCTCTTTCGGCTGCACCTCCCCTGCGTTCATGATGTTACTAACACCACTGACAAGGGTTGAATCTGTGATTCTTACGGGTGTCTCTTTTCCCGGGATATAGGCTTACTAAGTTCGACTGGTCGTCCCCGGAGGGGACTAGAGGCTCCTCCCCGCACGACAGGCGGGGTTGGATTAGCTCTAACGTCACGTGTCCTTCCCTAACGGGATCGCATACGCCCAAAACTCCTTCTCGTGTCAGAGAAGGCGAAAACCAGGG